ATCGCCAGGCCGATCGCGAGATAGGGCATGGTGGCGTCGGGCGGTGCCAGGTCGGCCGAGAAGATCGCGGGCTCGTCCCGGTAACGCGCCAGCCAGTCCGCGAACTCGGGGTCGGCCGCGATGGCGTCGCCCAGGGCGTCGGGGATGCCGGCGGCCATCAGGGTTCACGGTGCCGGGTGAGGCGCGGTTCGGGGCCGACCACCCTAGATCGCCCCGCCGCGGATCTGCCGCCGGATCTCGGCGAGCACCACGCGGTTGAACGTCGGCCCGTACTCCACCAGCCCCGGCCTGAGCCATGGCCGCGCCGCCATCTTGCGCGTCCCGTACTCCAGGTGCCGGCCATACTCGACGTTGGTCCCGACCCGGACCGTGAGGGTTTCCCGGCCCAGGTCGTAGCGCAGCTCGGCCGCGACCGACTTCTGCAGCGTGCCGGTTCGCTTCCGCGGCGCCTCGCCGGGCTTGCTGGCCTGGAACAGGAACCGGGCCACGCGGCGCCGGGCCTTCTTGGCCGCGGCCTTGCGGGCCTTCTCGCTGCCGGGCGTGCCGACCCGGGCCGAGACGTTGAGCTTGCGCTGCAGGTGGCCCGCCATCCCGGCCCCGGCCTTGCGGCCCGCGTCGAGCAGGATGCGGCGCAGCTTGATCCGCAGGTTCAGGTCGTCGAGGAGGACGTTCTGGCTCACGCCGCCACCGCCACGCCCGGGTCCGGCTGCTCGTCCGTGACCTTGGCCTTGCGGTAGGCGCCATCGGCCTGGATTTCGACGCTCTCGACCCGTAGCTCCAGGGTCTGGCCCGCGAGCGTCAGGACGTCGCCGACCCGGACGTCGGTCTCTCGCTTGAACCACGCATCGCGCTGGACCTCGGAGACCAGCTGGCCGTCCTGGGCCTGGAAGGTCGACAGTCGGGCCGAGCCCAGGCGGCAGGCAGCAGCAGCCACGATCAGGATGCGGCTCTCGACCCAGCCGCGCTGGCCGTCCGAGACGCGCGTCAGGCGCTCGATCCGGACCCGCTGCGGCAGCATGCGGGGCGACATCACGGGCATCTCAGAGCGCCACGTTTCGATAGGGGTCGATCAGGGCCTTGACGTCGTCGGTGAGCAGGCCGGCGGTCACCGCGGCGGGGGCATAGGTCCACGAGGCATCGCCGAGCTTCTCGGACACGACGCCGGCGCTGCGCTCCTGCCGCTCCAGGACGCCGCGCACCGCCAGCTGGCACGCGGCCTCTAGGTCGTCGGGCAGGGTCACCGGGTCGATCCCCTGGCCCGGCACCGCGAAGCCGGCCGTGTAGTCGATCTCGTAGACCAGCGTGCGCGGCGGGCCGGAGCGGTAGCCGTAGTCACCCTGGCCGTACTGGCCGACCAGCTCGTCCCACAGCGCGTTGGGGCCAGAGCCCTCCAGGCGCAGCAGCCCCGCCGAGGGGTTCTCGACCCGGTACCGGGTGGCGTCGAGCGCCTGGCCCACGACCGTGACGGCGTGGATCGTCACCACGGGCCGGCGCTCCAGGACGCAGCACACCGTCGAGGCGTCGAGGCGCAGCCGCTCCGTGACGCGCTCGCGGGCGACGATGCGGCCGAGGTAGCGCTCGATCGCGGCGGTCGCCTGCCCGATCAGGGATTCGAGCTTGGCCTCCAGGGCGTCGGTCGCGGGCATCAGCTCGCGGTAGCGCTCGGCCGTCGTGAGGCTGCGCCGCGTCGCCGCCGTGGTGGTCGAGATGATGGCCATCAGGGGTCAGAAGCCGGCTGCGCCTCGGGTCGCTGCTCGACCTGCGCCACCTTCCCGGCGAGGTGTTCGGCCAGCCATTCGGGCGTCCACCCGGCGCGGCTCATACCCCGCGCTCCTCGATGCCGCCGTAGTACACCCACCCCGCCAGCGCCCCGGCCATCGCCATGCACCAGCCCCACGTCGCGACATCCCCAGCGCCGAGGGCCGCGAACGAGAGGGCGAAGCACGCCAGGGCGAGGCAAACGACGAGGCCGCTCACAGCATGGCCTCCTGCACGGGGCGGGCGACGGGCTCGGTGAAGAGGCTGGGTTGGCGGTAGGCGGCCTCGATACGGCGGCAGGCGTGGTCGAACCACTCGACCTCGCGCTCGATGCCGATGAACCGGCGGCCAAGATTGGCGCACGCGACGCCGGTCGAGCCCGCGCCGCAGAACGGGTCGAGCACGGTGCCGCTCGTGAACTCGACGCACCACTCCATGAGCGGGACCGGCTTCTGCGTCGGGTGAACCTTACCCTCGGTTGCCAGCGCCCCATGCGAATAGCTAAACGCGCGCACCGGCTGGTCGAGATTAGTCCACGCTAGTTCGCAATGCCCGGACGTGAACTCGCGGACGATCTTGTCCCAGATGAGCCAGCCGCGCCCATTGGGCAGGTCGTACAGATGCCCGCCCCAGATGATCGCCTTGTCGGCGTGGGGCAGAACTAGCTCGGCCAAGCCAAGCACAGCATCAGCGTCCCAATCGACCTTGCCATGGTGCAGCCGCCACTTGACCTTGCCGCCTTGCCAAAGGTCGCCCAGGCCATAGGGTGGATCGGTAATCAGCGCGTAGCCGAACCCCAGCGTCGGGAGCACATCGCGGCAGTCGCCGAGATACAGGGTCGCGTCGCCGATGGTCTCGACCCTCACGCCCACCTCCACATGAGCACGCTATGCCCGGTCGGGTTGGTGTCGGGCACGAGCGGGAGGCGCCAGCCGTCTGCGAGGGCCAGCAGCCACGACTCCACGGGCACGTAGCGGGTGAGCATCAGAACCCCGCCGCGTCCGCTTGGCCGTTGCTGCGATCGGGCGAGCACCCGCACCCGGCGCGCTGGCCCTCGGCGGTGCGGCTCCAGGCCAGGGCCTCGGCGGCGCGGGCGTCGAGCGAGCGGCTGGTGTCGGTGGTCCGGTCCCGCCACGAGCCGTCGCGGACCTGATCACGGTCGCCGGCCATCGCCGTCCCGTGGGCTACCGCCAGCATGGCCGCCATGGCTGCGATCCGCATGTCAGGCCTTCCTGCGGCGCGGCGCCGGCTTGGTCTCCAGCGGCTCGGCCGCCGGCGTCACCAGCCCCTCGGGGTCCTGGGTCGCGAGCGGCGCAGGCTCGGGCTTGGTCTCCAGCGGGGGCGCCATGGTGTCGGCCATCCGGCCCGCGGGGGCGACGTAGCCCTCGGCCATGAGGCTCGGGACCATGTCGTCCGGGAGGTCGAACTCCTGCCCGGGCTCGACGTAGAGCGTGGTGAGCCCCAGGGCGTCACCGGCATAGCCGAACCGACGAAGAGCGATCACAGCCGCCATGGCGGTCTCCCATGCCGGCGGGGCGAGCTTGAGGCCCACCCCGCCGCATCACGAACCAAGTGGTCAGGCGGCCGGGTACGTCAGGGGCAACTTGGCCACGACGACTGCCATGGGCGCTGCACCGGAGTTACCCGAGGGCGTGACGGTCAGCTGGATGTACCGCTTGCCCGCGCCCTTGGACGGCACCACGCCAATGGTCTTGACCACGCCGTCGGCCGCGAAGGTGAAGCTCGCCGCCGCCAGGGTGCCGACGAGGCACTCGGACGGGACCGCCTCGGGGCTGGCCATGTTCGAGGCGTCGCTCTGCGCGATCGTGACCGCGAACGTGGCATCCGCGTCGGCCAGGGTGCCCGTCTGGATGATGAACTCGACCGCCTGATACCCCTGCGTGTCGATGATCGCGGTCGCCATCGCGGTGTTGTCGGCGACTGCGGTCGCGACCGGGCCATAGCCCGGCTCGTACTTGATCGAGTTGTGCAGCTCGTGGAGATTGATGGCCATCGGGGGCCTCCGTGGGGGTTAGAGTTGCGGCCGGGGCATTTCCTGCCCACGGCCGCGCTCTACTGCTGAGGACTTGACGAGCACTCGGACCGTTACGTCGAGCACTTGATCAGGACGAACGCCTCGAAATTCGTGACGTCGGCCCCGACCCGCATCCGGCTGTAGAACTCCACGAAGGGCTTGGCCGAGTACGGGTCGCGCAGGGTGGTGATCCCCAGGCGCCGCACGATCGTGTAGGCCTGCCGGAAGTCGCCGAACGCCACCGGGAAGTTACCGGCGCCCACGGCCGGCATGTCGTCGGCCAGGGTGATCGGGTAGCCGGCAAGCTGGCTCTGGATCGAGTTGTCCCGCAGGCCGGGGGTCCAGAGGTACTGGCCGGTGCCGGCCGAGGCCCCGCTGTCGTCGCGGAAGATCGCGATCGCCGCCAGGGCGGCGCGCTTCATGAGCCACCGGGCGTTCGGGTGGTAGGGCTCCTTGAGCGCCTTGAGCGGCAGGTTCTTGATCACGTCCGGGGTGAGCAGGGCTGCCGCACCCGAGACGTAGTGCATGGGCGTGCCGCGCGACGCCGCGGAGGCCGAGCTGGTGTAGCTCATCAGCCCGCGGGCCTTCTTGACCCCGTTCCCGCTGATGAACGCCGTGTTGGCCGTGCGGGCCATCTTGTCGCCGTTCTTGCGGGCGAGCCAGCCCTCGAGGTCCAGGCTCGAGTCCTCGAGGACGCGCTGCGTCGCCCGGGGCTTGGCGTAGATCTCGTGGACGGGGATCACCTGGACGCCGAACGTGGCGGTGCCGGTCTCGGCCCGGCTCTCCTCTTCGCCGACCCAGCCGCAGGCGCCCTCGCCCTCGTCGATCGGGATCTCCAGGCGGTCGGTGCCGATGGTCTCGACCGTCGCGATGGTGTCCATCGGCGAGGTCTCGTAGACGATCGTCATGATCCGCTGCGACATCGCGGCCGGGACCACGTAGCCGCCGTTCGGGTCGGACCCGGTCGTGAGGGCCTTGTATTCCTCGGAGCTGAGGGACTTTTCGCCCTTGCGGCACAGGGTCTCGAACGCCTTGCAGTACTCGGCGTAGCGCTCGACGTCGCCGTCGCCCAGCTGCAGGGTTCGGAACGACTGGGCCTTGGCCTCGTCCCGGACCGACATCGCGGCCTTCTTGAACTCCAGGGCCTCGAGGTGCGTGGCCTTGGGCAGGTCGACGCTGCGGTCGCCCTGGTGCACGCGGCGCAGGGCGGCGCCCACCTTGTCGACCTCGGAGAGCACCCGGGCCTCGCTCTCGCGCTGCTTGGCCTCCAGGGTCTCGAACTTGGTCGTCGCACTCTCGAGGAGCGCCTTGACCGCGCCGGCGTCGGCCTTGCCTTCCTCGGCGAGGTCGCGGGCGGCCTTGAGGTCGCGCTGGAACGTGTCGTGAAGCTTCTTGGTGTCGTCGCCGATCCGCGCGATCTCGCGCTTGACCTCTGCGGCGACCTCGGTCAGGTCCGTCATCTGTCGGAATCCGTTAGATAGGGGTTCAAGCCACCCGGAGCGCCCGCAGGGCCTCCAGGAACTCACCGGCCGCCGCCCCCTCGTCCCGAGGGTCATCGTTGCCGTTTGCGCCCTCTTGCCGCTCGTCCCGAGCCTGCTTGAGGGCGTCGAATCCGCCGGCGCAGAGCAGCTTGGCCTGCCAGTGCGACAGGCCGCGCTCACGCAGCCATTGCTCCAGTTCCCGCACGGTCTGGCACTCGGCCGCCTTGACCCGCTCGACCCGAGCGGCATCGTTGGCGGGGCGCCCGACCACGGAGATCTCGCCGAGCTCGATCTCGTCGAGCTGCCGGCGCTGCCCGTTGTCCAGCATGGTATACTTGATCGGCCGGTAGCCGATGCTCAGGCCCGAGACGGCCCCGTGCTTCAGGCTGGCGGCCACGTCACAGGCCAGGGTGTGGCCCGGCGTCAGCTCGCCCTTGGCCCACAGGCCGCGATTGTCTTCACGCAGTTCGGTCCAGAGCCCGATGGGCGCGCTGTAGTGATCGAGCAGCATCGGGAGCCGATACTTGCGCTTGCCCCAGTCCTGGATCGTCTTGGTGAACGCACCCTTGACGATGGTGTCGCCGTAGCTGTCGGGCTTGCCGCCGAACGTGGAGGCATAGCCCTCGATCCGCACGGGCTCGCCGTCCTCGGACTTCAGGGCGAGGCCGGATTCCGCGATCGAGAGAAACTTGACCTCGAGGGACAAGGCGCGACTCCATGACGGGGCACGGAGCGAGCGCTAGGCGAGGCGTGCGGCGGGGTATGCCGAAAGTGTCGGGCCCGGACGCGTTACAAACGGACGGCGAAGTGTTACAAAGCGGGGCCGCCGCGGCGTGGAGAGCAGACACGCGCGGAACCAGCGGATCGAGGCCAGGGGTAGCGCCACGGGTTGATCGCCGTGGGCCAAGCAACCCGCCTGTTGTCAGACCGGTAGCCGTACGGCTCGCCCCTGACGAATGCGATCCGAGCCGGAGTAGCGCCCGGCCGGCGGCGAACCCTCAGGAGTACCCAATGCGCCCCTTGATGCTCCATGAATGGCTGCGGCGCTTCCCGATGCCTTCGGGCGAACCTGCGCGGACAATCTGGCCCGGAGTGCTCGCCGTTCTGAGCCTCACCGGCCTGGTCGGCGCGATCGCGGCGCTGCTGCTCGGCGTGCCGGCCGGAGTGATGGCGGTCGCGGCTGTGGTCTTGACCCTGGCGGTCTTCGGCCTGTTTGGGATCCCGGTGGGGCACGCGTCTCAATGAAGCTCGCATTGGCGAACCGGAAGCGGCGGCGCAGCTACATCAAGCGCCCGCCAACGCTACTTCCCCCATCGGTCATGGCACTGCTGAGGCGCCGCATGCGGTTCGGCTGGCTGCTGTAGGGGCCGACCCCTCCCCCGCTTCCCTCCACTGGGGAAACCGAACGGATTGCTTGCCCGCCGCGACCGTCTACTGGCGCCGCGCCGCCTCGAACGTCGGCAACCTGCCCAGCGGAAATCCCTCGTCCACCACATAGCACCGCCGCACCGGATCGAACCGCGAGCGGCACTCAGTGCGGCCGGGCTCGCCCCAGACCTTGTGGACGATCTCGCCGTCGGAGGGGTGCAGCACCGTGAGGTGGCCGAGCAAGCGGCCGGCACGGTCGTGGACCGGGTAGGTGGTCCATTCGATGATCACGACGCGAGCCGATCCCCGAGCCCGGTGAGCACCGCCCGCATCTGCCGCGCGAACCCCTCGCGCAGCGCCGCGGTCAGGATCCGCTCGTGGTGCAGCAGCAGGTTGTCCTTCAGCGACCACGCCTCGGCCCGGGCATCCTTGGTCGAAAGGGCCTCGGCGGCCTTCTCGTCGGGGATCGCCACGGCTATGCAGCGGCAATTCACCGAGAGCGCGGCCTTGCTGAACCCGCCGGGGTACATCGCCTCGTTGCCCTCCCAGTTGAAGGGCTCGGTGGCTGGCACGGTCTGACCATCCAACTCCGCATGCTGCTCACGAACGAAATTATCCCGCGACGAAATCCAGGTCTTCCGCTCGACGTTCCCCAGCTCCATGGCCCGCTGCGAGCCGAACCCGGCGGCCCGCGTGGTCTCGGTCCGGGCGATCACCTCGGCACGCTCGCGGTCGGCACGCTCGAACACGTCCATGACGGCCCGGGTGAGCTTGGAGAATGTCGGGCCCTCGCGGGTCACCTTGGCCAGGGCCTCGCCGAGCTCGCGCCGCGTGGTGGCGCCCACCATATCGCGGATCCGCTCGCCCGCGAACTCCTCGAGGAAGTCCTGCACCGCCGGGTTGGCGATGTCGAACCCGATGTCGAGCCCGATCTCCTGGAAGGTCTTCTGCCCGAAATCGCGCACGATGTCCTGGAGCGCCTGCCGGGTCGCTTCCGCCAGGGCGTCGTCGGGCAGCCCGCCCGGGAGGTCGGCATAGTCGCCGGGCTCGATCTTGCGCTCCAGATCGCCAGCGTCGGCCGCCTTGACGAGATGCCGGACCACGGCCCAGCCCTCGCCCATCTCCTCGGCCTTGCGCGCCGCCCGGAGTTTCTCCAGGTCCAGGGCCCGCTCGTGGGCCGTCTGGCCGTCTTCGAGGACCTGCTGGCGTGCCGCCGCGGCCCGGGCCTCCTCGCGCTGGGCGTTCAGTTCGGCCCGCCGGGTGGTGCGCTCGAAATCCTTCTCGGCCCGATCCTGGTCCAGAGACAGGCCGTGCTCGGCCACACCGCGCGCCACGCCGGCCTCGACCTGCGGCGCCAGCTGGTCCCCGTCCGGCATCTCGCCGTAGTCGATCTCGGCCCGGGCTTCGTTGAGCGTGATCAGGCGCGCCTGGTAGTCGGCCCTGGACTGCTCGCGGGTGGCGCGCCGGACCGGCTCCAGGGCGGTGATCGCCTGCCGGTCGTAGCGGAGCTGGATCTCGTCGCCGAACAGGTCGGACAGCCACGGGTTGAGGTCGCCCAGCAGCATGTCGACGTAGGGCAGCACACAGTGCAGCCACAGCTCGACCCGGGCATTCTCGCGGTTGTTGTACGTGCTCTCGCCGGCGACGACGAGGATGTGCGGCACATTCCACGCGGCGCAGATGCGGCGCGCCGATTCCGAGAGGCCGTCGAGCCACTGCATGTCGACGTTGGTCTCGGAGATCCGCTTGAAGTCCCAGTCGCCGCCCAGGACCAGGACCCGGCCGGCATTGTCGGTGCCGGACAGCTTCTCCCGGACCTTGGCCTCGGCCTGGGCGATCTGGTCGGCCTCGAGCTTGTTCTTGAAGATCATGAGCCCCGAGGGGCTCGCACCGTTCTGCAGCTGGCGGATGTTCTGGTCGCTGGCCGCGTTGTCCATGTCGACGTAGCGGGCCGCGGCCTCGACCGGGCTGAACCCGTACCAGTCGTTGAGCGGGTGGAACTCGCGGATGTGCAGCAGCCGGCCCGCACCCTTGACGGGGTCGACCGGGAAGTCGTGGGTCTGGCCGTTGACCTCGTACCGGTAGGCCTTGGGCATGCCCTGGTCGCCGGGGATCACCTTGACCCGGTCGGGCCGCAGGTTCCACAGCTCGGACGGCGGGGCGTTGTCGCGCAGCCCGGTCACGGCCTCGACGTAGGCGTTGCCGGCCAGGAGATGGTAGGCCACGAGCTCGCGCCACCACCGAGCCCCGCGGGTCATGGGGTTCTGGCGCTGGATCAGGTCGACGATCGGGTGCTTCTCGATCTCCTGCTCGCCGCGGAATAGCGACCACCGGAGCGACGCCACGGCATCGGAGATCAGCCGCACGCACTGGTAGGCGATGACGTTGCGGGTGTAGGCCTCGTCGGCCAGGCGGTCGTAGCGCCGGGGCGTGAACTGGGGCTGGCCGGCCGCGAACTGGGCGATCATCGGCCCTACGGCCGAGACCTTGCGCTCCGGCCTGGCGCCGGGCCAGGCGGCCGGGATGCCGCGCCGGACCTTGCCGCCCCGCGACGTGGCCCGCATCGTCAGGCCCCGATGTAGAACAGGACGCCGGTGCCGTCGTGGAACGCCAGGACCGCGGCGTCGGCCCGATCGGGGCTGGCAATCCCGCGCGAGCGGAGCTGGTCCTTGGTCTCGATCATGATCTTGCCGCGCTCCGTCCGGAAGTACCGCGGGGTGCTGAGCTGCCGGGCGAGCTCGGTATCGTCGGCCATCAGGATCACCTCGTTGGCGGGGTACTCGATACCCTCGGGATCGCCGTCCAAATGCCGAAGATGCAGCCATGAGCGGTTGAACGCCTCGCGGGCCCGCCACCACAGCTCGGCCTTGAGGTTCGCGAACTTGTCACGGCTGGTCCGCTCGTCGGGCCAGACCACGTCGGTCGGCGGCTCGCCGGTGTTGACACCCCGGACCCGGACGTCCGAGCCCTCGGCGCGCTGCAGGATGGCCCCGATGTGGTAGCCGATGCCGGGCGCGTCGTAGTTGAGCAGCCCCGCGTTCTCGGCCTTGGCGATGTCGAGCGCCCAGTAGGCCATGTTGACGCCGTCCTGGTCGACCCGGGCATGCGGCATGCCGAGCACCGGCCCGTGCTTGACCACCACCACGGATTCGGCCTTGCCGCCGCCGACGTCGACACCGGCGACACCCTTGGCTGCGCGGAACGTCGCGATCTGGTCGCCGAGCCGGCGGTAGAGCTCGCGCGCCGCGTCGACCCACGGCATGGGGATCACCAGCCCGGCGATCGAGGCCCCATAGTCGAGATCGTACTCCTGGGCGAACACGACGGGGGTCAGGTCGCGCCGCTTCTTGGCCGCCCAGGCGTCGTTTTTGCGGGGGTCGTCCCGCCAGTGGAACCGGAACACCCCGACGTCGCCGCCGTGCGCCAGGCGGTAGAACAGGTTGCCGTTGCCGTTCACCGAGGAGGTCCAGCCCCGCGAGCGGGCATTGGCCGAGGTCGCGGCATTGACCCGGTCGGCCCGCTCAACGTGGGCTGCCTCGTCGACCACGTACAAGCTAGACCTGCCGCCGCGACCAGCGTTGTCGCCGCCCTCGCCGGAGATCACGTTGCCGTTCTGGGGGTTGAGGATCAGGGCCTCGCGGTCGTGCTTGGCCCGGTTCCAGCCCTCGGGCAGCAGCCACTTGGGCAGGCCGCGGATCAGCGCCCGGATCTTCTCGAAGATGCTGTCCGGGTTGCCCCTGACGTCCACGAGGTCGAGCTTGTTGGCGCAGAACGTGGTCTTGAAGCCGTCGTCGAATCGCCAGCACCAGACCGCGATCCCGACGTGCATGTAGGTCACGCCCACGTCGCGGCTCTTCTCGGTGACGAAGTCCTGCGCCTCGGCGATTCGCTCCAGGACCCAGGTCACGTAGTCCCGCTGCTTGGGCCACAGGATCATCGGCACCGTGAGCTTGATCCGCGGATCGAACGTCGAGGCGAAGTTGTCGAAGAACCAGAGCGGGTCGGCGCGGCACTGGACGATGCAGCGGGCGGCGAATCGTGGCTCGGCGGCGCCCAGTTGGTAGACCCGCAGCCGGCGCTCGCGCTCGGCCCGCAGCAGGGTGCGGTCGATCTCGCCGTCCGGGCCGAACAGGTGCGGGCAGGCCGGGCGGAGCGGCGGGATCTCGATCTGGC